CTGGAAAGGACCGCTCGCCTCTAACAATGCATCAGTCGATAGCATAACGCCATCGCCGTTCTCATAAAGAGGATGTATTGTTGTAAATAAGGAGTATCCCCTATGTCAAAGGCGCAAGCCGAACTGATTACACAGCTAACTCAACGGAATCGTATTCTCTTAGAGATTACGAGAAAGTTGATGAGGCAGGAATTCAGTTCAGATCTCTCGCAGATGTTGATACAGAGGGATTTGGTGTTAAACGTACCAAAAGGTTTTGACGGTGAGTTAGAAACTTATCTAGCTTACATCAAGGCCTATTTCACTACGAATTACAATTCCAGCAATTGGAATTGGGTCGATAGCGGTACGCGTACATATCTTGGTCCGGATTTCAACGGATAGGAATATCCGTTGGGACCATACCAACCTTATTTATTGGGAAGGAAAAGAAATGAGATTGAGAACTCGCTCCACGACTAACCCGAGTCAAGTCCAAGCTAACGTGCACTATCATTACATTAATAATGTAACTGGTGCATCAGGTGACAGAACTGTAGAGCAACTTGGCTTTACACGCGACGTCACTAAGTTGGACTCGATTTTGGACCAGTCAGCTTCCTTTAGGGGTCAAGCTAACAACCATGATTACCTCGCTGCCGTGTTAAAATCACGGTACAAGGCACACAAGTTGTTTTCTTCCACGTTCCCACAGCCTCCGTTAAGGCGCCAAACGCGCTTCGACGTTAAGCCGTGTGTTCATGAAAAGACCACTATTAAATTCACTGACCCTGTCGTCATTGGATGGGAGGACAAAAATGTCGGGCAAGAAACTCGATCACAACAAGGCATCTACGTCGGTGGGAGTCTCGTTCGAAACTATTACGCTGCGAACCCGCTTGCAGCAATGCAGGCGGATAACAGTAGTACTAGTTCGACGGGCTATTTATCCACAGACTGGTTTGCTCTCCTCGACCGTTTCAATGAAGCTTGTGATAGCATCATTCCGTCTTCTTTTCTGTTGGGTGAGACGCTTATTGAAGGCTCTATTTTTATAGATGCTCTAAAATTAGTTCTCAATCCAACATCCGCCATAAAGCTATTCTTTAATAGAGTAGTTAAGGCGAATTTGAAGCGGTTACGGCTTGGACAGCTGGCCACAGTTGCCAGGGAGTCTTCTAGCGCCTATCTGGGTTACCAGTTCGGTGTTAAGCCAGCGATTAACGACATCAAAGCAGCTATAGTTGCCCACATTGTGGACGCTAGACTGAATTGGTTGCGTGCTAATTCTGGCAGTTTTCTCCCGATCCGTGTTAGGAGTAATCTTTACTCCGATATAACCAACACTCCTTTCGGACTTCCGTATCCTAACTTTCCGCAGTTTAAAGTACACTGCACAGCTAAGTATACGACATCCGTTATTAGTGCTTGGGGAAAAGTCCGTGAGGACTTTGACCTCCGTGATGTGTGGCTAGCCTACACGCAGTACTTCGGTCTTAATAAGATCGTTGGACTTGCGTGGGAGCTAATACCGTTCACATTCATTCTGGACTGGTTTGTTAATGCCCAAGAGCGTATCAATGATTTGACACGTATTCGAGGGCGCGAACCTTATACAGAATTTAGAGGTTTGACCGCTAGTTTTAAAAAGTTCGAACAGAAGACATTATATATGTCTCCTAACGGACATTTCTTTGACTACGGCATCCGGATGGCTCAGCCATCCGGCCCGGTCGAACTTGCGACGTTAGAAACGTCTAAGTACGAGCGTTATATCACCATTCCCAAGACTTCAGGCGTTATTGACTCAAGATCGCTTGGATCCGACCAAAAAGTATCCCTCGGGGCTATTTTAGTCCAGAGAGGTACCGGTTTGCTTGACCGCCACTTAGGCATAAAGTAACCCGTATTGAGTTACGTGTAGCCGTAAGCTACTGCGGTCGCTACTTACTCCAGATTCATCTGGATTGGTAGCATAACAAGGAGTTCCCTATGTCCCTCATTGTCACCAAAAGTGATCACACTACCGATGTCACGTTTGATCTTGTTTCCGACGCGGCTGGAAAGAAAGTCTTCCTCGATAAGACATCTGGACTCACTGAGTCTGTGTCCATCGAGGTCGAACATAATCTCCGGCCCGCTGGAGCGAAAGGTTCCGATCGACACACGATCCGCGTCCTTAAACAGGACGTTGACGATGTTACCGGCGCCTTCACTATCGCAAGCTTTGTGCTTACGATCTCGATCCCTCGTGCTTCTGCATTTACTCCCACTGTCATTAAAGACATGGCCAAGTACATGCAGTGTCTTTTGAAGCAATCCTTCATAGGAGATCTTGCCGTCGGAGTAACGACCGAAGGCGATTATCACCAAGATTCCTTTGTACCAGATTAATCTGGGATAAGGATTGGTTAGCTTCAAAGAACTATATGTAGTGCGTTGATGAGGCATGGGGCAGGGAGGAAACCCTTATTATGGGAAACCTTAATTTGTCCCTTGAGCGATATCTCGCACTCCGTCGTTCGATAATCGAAGACGGAATTTCTCTTTCGATTCCCTTCTCAGATAAAGACCTTCGAACCATTCAGCAAAGAACGGTTAACGAAGGGTCCAGCTTTGTCTTGGTAACCTTACCTATGTTGGGTAAGGCCCTAGATTTAGGCTTGATTTCGGGTTATTTTATTTGCCCGAAAAACTTTGCCTGTCGAAGGAACTCTAGCCTACCCCAGCTTACTCACGATGTCTTTAGACTAGTGTTTAAGGCTGATGGGCAATTGAAAGAGAAGCCTAATATTGTTGCGATTCGGTATCTACGACTATTCCTATTATTTGATTCAAAGGTGCATATGCAACCTAGTATCAAGCAGGAGGAAGATGCCATAGCCGGCTTTGAACATCGTATGGAAGATTTAATGAACTTCCGTATTGATTCAAATAACCGCGTTCTATCATGGGCAAAAGAACTCATGACAGAAACTCTGTCTACTCTTGACCTTTCTGAAATCCGTCCGGGTCATGGACCCGGCGGTGTTGCAGATGGAAAAGATAGACTACAGAGATGGGATTTCGATTCTTGGCCCCTTCGGGCCAACTACACGTATCCCTTCTACCGTTTCGCTGTTTCTTCACTTGAAGCGCTTCAAGAGCGTTCAAACTTCGTATTGGTTGAAAAACCGTGTACGAAAATTTGTCTCGTTCCAAAAGACTTCAAAGGACCTCGTCTTATATCTGCTGAATCTACTGCTACGCAGTATCTACAGCAGGGTCAGATGAGGAAGATGATGCATTTTATCAAGTACCACCCTCTCCTACGCCTTTCTATGCGGTTAGACGATCAAACGTTTAACCAAATTAGGGCAAAGGAGTCGGTACAGAATCGTCAAGCAACGGTTGATTTATCAAACGCTAGTGACACGGTTTCTGTACAACTAGTCTGGTATCTCCTTTCAGGAGTTCCCAAACTTAGGAAGTACTTGTTCTCGACGCGCTCCTATTATTCTCAACATAAGAATAAGAAGATCCGTCTTGTTGCATTTGCCCCAATGGGATCAGCAGTTTGCTTTCCCGTTGAGACATTGGTCTTCTGGGCGCTTTCTATGGCGTCCGTTAGACTTCATCGTTGTGAGCATCACCCCATTAAAGGAGTGATTCTACCCACGTGGAGAAACGTTGCTCCAGAGGTTACAGTTTTTGGTGATGATATCATTATCCCCACCGATGGCTGCCTCGAAACTCTCCTAACTACACTTCAATCTGTCGGGTGTTCTCCTAACATGTCAAAAACATGCTGGAAGACCCCGTTTAGAGAGTCGTGTGGGAAGGATTATTTTAATGGAATTGATGTTTCTATAATAAGAAACAGATCTTTCCATTATGGAGCGACCAATAAGCTCTCCGATTACCCTGTCTTATTAGATCTACAGCGAAAATTTTTCGCTATAGGTCTCTTTAGGACAGCGAGGTTGCTTGCTGGTTGGGCTAGAGAAATCTATCCAATCATTGAGTATTCCATATCTCCGCGCGACCTTGAGGCCTTTAGACAAAATCTAGAGGCTTTCAGGGCTGATACTGAAGGAGACAATGTTGTCTTTCATCGGTATCAAGACCAGTACTGTTTTGCGTTTTCTGACCGGGATCTTATTGATCCAGGTATTAGAACTCGCTTTAATAGTGCTTATCAGCGCATTGAAGCTCGGCTCCCAAGACTAATTCAACGGTCTTTGGAGTGGAAGTCAGATGGATATCCGCGCCTTTTGGCACGGCTTTTGTCTGATCGCATTGATCGAATCCCGAATCGTGACGTAATCGTCAAAATCGGGTGGTCATCAATTCCGGCATACGCGGGCATTTGCAGCCCGAAGTTCGCCTGATGTGAT